GGTGTACACGGAACCTTGATTGTAGCACAGTCACCAAACTTTGCTTTTAGTCTACGACCTTCAGAGATCATAGCTTCGGCATTGCCTACGACTTCCATAGAGATATCACTGATTCCTATGTCTTTGAGTTTTTGATACACCTGTTCTGGGTGTCTGCCACTCTTCATTATAAGGGTAGGGTTGGTTGTTACACCATCAATAAGACCTGTTTCGTATGCGTCTTTAATCGCCCATACGTCAGCGGAATCAATGAAAATCTTCATAGTTATTCGTTAGCAAGTTTAGCAAAGTAGGATAATGCGTCATCTTCTTCTTCGTTTGGAGCAGATGCCGACTTGAAGGATGGAGCTGCGGATGCTGCTATCTCAGTAGCACCTTTGACCTCTCTATACTTTCCTTCTGACTCATCTTCCAACTCTGCGTCTGGGACTCTACGAGTTGGTTGAGTAGCACTAAGAACTGTCTGTAAACGAGTCTCTAACTCTTCAAAAGTTTTGAACTTATCAGCAGCAGTGAAGTCAGTTAGACTGTACTGTTGTGACCATAGTGTCTCTAACTCTGAATCATCAAATCCTTTTAGTGTGCTTGGTTCAGCAAACTCAGACTTGTCATAGTTCCAATAACCTTCTACCTTTCTGATCTTCACCTTGAAGTCAGCACCCTTCCAAAAATCGAATGGGTTGATAGGGGTCTCATCAGCAAATGCGGGTTGCATTGCTTCGGTAAGTTTATCAAAAATCTTCTTACCATACTTGTAAAGGAATACTCTTCCTTCGTTTGATGGATTAGCAGGATCTTGTACAACATAGATGTTGCTGTAGTAGGAGAGTTTTCTCTTCTGCTTACGAGCAGTCTCTTTGTCAGAGTCTTGTCCACTATTCCATAGTGTTCTGTTTAGGTCTGAAACAGGATCTTTTTTGCCTAAAGTTGTGAGAGAGTTCTCGATATACCATCCACCAGGACCTTGGAAGGCATGACTCCAAACTTGTGCCCAAGGAAGGTCTTCTCCATCGGGTGCGGGTAGGAACCTGATTACTGCGTAACCATTGCCCGCTTTGTCTACTTCTGGTTTCCAAAGACGCTCGTCGGCACCTCTGACCTCAGTCTTGTTAAGTGACTCTGCCTTTGTTAGTAGGTCAGTATAACTTGACTTTTTAAGTGAAGCAAATGACATGTATTTCTCCGTATTGTGTGTATTGTGCTATGTGATCGCACGTTCTATTTATAGCAAAAAAGAAAGTCGTTGACAAGGCTTTCAGACTTTTCCTTGCCAAACTTTTGTGCTAAGTAAGGACCCACTGGATCCAATCGAGTCATATAAGTATCAAAGTCCTTATACACGTTCGTGTCTGTCCCTTTCGGTTGATTTAATTCTACCATCTCTTTGTATTTTGTCAAGTACTTCTTGAATGTGTCGAGGTGCTCATCAACCTCTTCCATAGGGCAATACCTGACATATATGTTCTCTGAGAAGTGATTACCACGTTCAAAGAAACGGTAGTCTTCAGTACATTTTGGTAGGTCATCTACACCGAACAGATACTTCTCTGTAGGGTGTTGGAAGTCAAAGACTATGATGACTCTCTTCTGTGTGAACCCCATGAGATCCATGCCGAAGCATGGTAGATTTGATCCAGTGTTAGGATAGATGATCGTATTATATACGTGCGTCTTGTCACTCCATATGTCTACCTCTCTAGACTTGATGAAGTGCTTATTCTTGTAAGTCTTAGCAGTGAGGTTAGTACCTTTACCTTCCCACTCTGCCCATGTGTTCTGATATTCTAAATCAGGGAAGGTGTTCCATACTGCTTCCTTCCAGTTTTTCCATAAATTCATTAGTTAAAGATTCCGTACGGTGTCAAGTCATATTTTACCTTAGCAATGCCCTCATGTTTTACACGTGTGGGTTGTCCTATCTTTTGTAAGATGTCGCCAGGTATTTTCTTTTTGGTGATGTCGTAGGGTATAGGTGCGTTTGCCACACACACCCTAACACACTCCCATTCTTCTTCAGTTAATTCAATGTGGGTCATAGTATCTAATAAGTGCTCCTGCTACAGCAACAAGCACTACAACAATAATAAGGGCGGTCATTTTGCTTCCTCCAATTCTTCGATCATTTTCTCTACTTGTTCTTTCAAGGAAGTATAGAACTGAGAGTTAACGTGCTCAGGTTTCATCCCCAACAGTGTCGCTGCCTCACGTACCTGTGCCAGTATGCGTTTTGCTTCTGGTCTATCAGATAAGGTGACACGCATGAACATTGTCTGTTGTAGATCAATGAGTTCTAACAACTTTATTAGTTGCTGAATCTTTTGATCCACTGTGAGAATGATCCCCATGCGATTAATATCGACATAGAGATCCTGCATACGTTTTAATTCGTCCTGAACTACGTCAGACTCGAAGAATTTCATAGAAAGAGCTCCTTGAGAACTTTGCGATGCTTATCGGTAGATGTCTTTAGTAATGGTTCGTACTTTGTGATCTTAGTCTTGGCATCTTGCCAAACTGGATCTGTCGCAGTTACGTTTTTACAAAACTCAAACATCTTTTCCATTATAACCACCGACTCTAACTGTATCTTACCACCCATCCACAATTTAATCAAGGTAGGGTGTGGTTTACCTGTGAACAAGTCATTGAAATTATCACATGACTCCTTCATTATATTAGCGTCGCTCTGAAAAATATACGATAAGGATTGCAGTTTTCTTATATAGTCAAGATAGTTCCGTTCTCCGTTGGCGGTCATTGCACCTATCCATTCACTATTCTCTTGTACAAAATTAGATAGGTAGAACCTAGCTAATTCATCCTCATTATATTTGCGTGATAATTTTACAAAGAAATATTTGTCTTTTCTCTTGTCGTAAGTCTCTGGTTTTGCTTTGGCAAATTGATTCCTTGCGAAGTCGTAAGTTTTGGTTTTGAAATGATTACGCATGGCAAGGTACATGCGATAAGCATCATACCCCTTCACAATGCTAAGAATCCTCTACTCCCCTTCTTGATGAAATTTAACTTTTGTGCTTCGTACTTAAGTTTTTCCTTAAGTGGTTTGTTGATTAATTTATTAACCCCTTCTATCTCAATAGCTTTCTCTTCACAATACATTACTATTGCTTCAATATAATTAAGAGAACCATCTTTGACGATGTTCTCAATCTCAAGCGAAAACTTGCTCGCGGTCATAAAATTTTCCTCTAGGGCATCATTAAGTTTTTTACCAGTCGCCATGGATACTCCTGTAATAGTCGATGTACTCTTTTAATTTGGGTACGTACGTAAGAATGTCTTTCTTAACAAAGACTTGTGGAGTGCCAGTTTCCACTGCGATGATGGTTACAATTTGTTTAACCTTTAAACCTGTAAGTTCTTGAAACATTATAGCATAAGCGGTTTCTTGTGAAAAATAGTCTTGTACCCATTCTTCACGCTTGAACTTAGTTGACGTTTTAAAATCTATAATCGCTAGTTCATTATCATATTCAGCAATACAGTCGACTCGTCCTGCGAGTTTCAGAGTGTGAGAATATAGAGATTCTTCTAGTGCGTGTATATTATTTATCTTGTCAATATAAGGTCGTATCTGGTGAAACATACCTAATGATAGCACATCATCCCTGTATCTGTCTAGAGGGAGGTTGTTTAGATAGTCTTCTGCTAACTTGTGACACTTGTTGCCACGTGTAGTCGCACGTTTAGATATAGCATTCGCTTTCTCCTCACCGACCTTACGTCGCCATTCCATTATAGATTTCTTCTTCTTTTCACCAATGACAGTTGTAACAGAAGGGTAGGATGCACCCTCAACGAAGTACCTCCTACCCTGTTCTGTTGTCTTTGCTTTTAAGTCTGGAAAGTTATGTAGATTTAGATGTTTAAAGTCCAAGATTCAATTTATTAATAAGATAAGACTTCACCAGTCCAGAACGAACTATGTCCTGTATACCAAACTCTACCATTTCAAATTCATCCATACCTTGAATGATCTTCATGAAGTCTAAGATACCGTTTCTCTCGTTAGTTTTCTGTAAGTCAGTTTGAGCAGCATCACCCGCAAAGATAATCTTTGTGTT